GCAATGTTAAAATATAAAAATCAACCAATAGAATACTATACACCGGAAATATTGGAAAAAACAAGAGGTAGAGCTTCAACAGGTAAAACTACTTTGGAACAAACATTTGAAGAACTCGATGCAAGCTGGGGTGTATCAGCATACATATCTGGACAGATATTGATTAGGCAAGGATATGTAACTACTAAACACACATTCCATAGAGATTCTCCAGAAATGCAATACATCTATAAAGCAAAAGATACTGCATTTAAAAATTCTGGATTAGGAAAACTAAAAGATGATAAATGGAATCCTGGTGATATATGGGCTATTGAAGACGGATTGGATTTAAAGAAAGAATTAGATGTAACTTCAGTATCTGCTTTAAATCTTTCAATTAAGAAGTTATTGGATTCAAGAAAATTAGTTCCAATATCATTGAAAAAAGTAAAGAAGAAAGCAAAAATCATAACACAAACACCAGCAAGATCAGATTCACCTGCTTACACTCTTGATAAGATACTACTTCAAAGTGGAAGAGGAAACTTCTGGTCTAATAAGATGGCAACCATATTGTTTAAACCAGATGGAAAAATGGATATCCGTGCTAATGCACCTTTGGCTGCATCTAAGTTTGAAATAGTTCAAAAGGCAGCAAGGGCTGGTGGTGCAGGTTGGACGGTGTTTATGGATTTTGCAAAAAGATATATGAATGAAACTGTTCCGCCTTATACATCTATAAAAGCTCAAGGTCTTAAAATGGCAAAGGGTGATAAGAAGGAAATAGGATTATTTAAAAAGTACGCTGCTAAAGTAGATAGAACTTCTGAAAGGAATTTTGAAGCAGAACTTGCTAAGAAAGATAAGATTTGGATTGTTGCAAAGTATGCAGCAACATATGCATCATACTTATTAATTACTAATAAGGGAAAAAGAGCCAATAGTGTTATAAACGCTATTGTTAATTACGCAGCATCAACTTCAGAAGATGCATGCATTCACATAGTAGTAAAGGAAGGTTAATGATAGTAGAAACTAATTTTGGTCATAAAGTCGATCCTGAAAGAATGGCTGTTGGTTCAGCTTCGAATATTAATAAAAAAGGAGCCTTTTTTGTTTTCAGTATTCGAGTGGATAACGATGATGTCCGCGAATATTCTTTTACAGATAGAAATAGAGCAGTGACAATGAGAAAAGTACTTGTTAGTCATCTGGAACAAAAGATAAGGAAAGAACTATGTATGAATATAAATGTCGCTTAGTCAAAGTAGTTGATGGAGATACAATTGATGTCGACATTGATCTAGGATTTGATGTATGGCTACAAAAACAAAGAATAAGACTTTACGGTATTGACACACCTGAGTCAAGAACATCAGATGCTGATGAAAAAATATATGGAAACTTAGCTAAAGACTATTTAACTAAGTGGACTAATTCTGGCGATTTGATTCTTAAAACTTTTAAAGATGATGCAAGAGGAAAATTTGGTAGAATACTCGGTGAGATATGGTATGGTAAAGAACACAACATCAATCAGTTACTTGTAGATAATCATCATGCAGTAAGGTATCATGGCCAGTCAAAAGAAGAGATTGCCGAAGCACATCTACAAAATAGAAAAAAACTCGCAGAACCTCATGTTGTAACAGCTGTGAAAGCATTGGATAACTGATGAAAACTTTTAATCAATATCTGAAAGAAGAAAAAAACACACACATGACTCACATTGAAGATCAAGTGATCTATGGTGGTGTTAAAGGTGCCAGAGACGCTATACTTGGTCTTAGGTCTTTAAGAGACATGTTGGCAGGCAACTCTTCTAAATCTACTGATGTTACAGTTAAGTGGGATGGTGCACCTGCTGTCTTTGCTGGAAAAGATCCAAGAGACGGTAAGTTCTTTGTTGCAAAGAAAGGTGTATTCAATAAAACACCAAAGGTTTATAAGAATCATGCAGATATTGATGCTGATACAAGCGGTGATCTATCAGACAAATTAAAAGCAGCATTTGATGCACTAAAAGGTGCTGGTATCAAGAACGTACTTCAAGGTGATATTATGTTTACGAAACCAGAACTTAAGAAAGAAACAATTGCTGGTGAAAGTTATATAACATTCCATCCTAATACAATTGTGTATGCGGTACCAGCTAAATCAGATTTAGCTAAAAAGATATTATCTTCAAAAGTCGGTATAGTATTTCATACTGAATATACTGGCGGAAGCTTTGAAGATATGAAAGCATCGTATGGACCAAATGTAGATAGCTTAAAAAATCTAAAAGGTCTATGGGCAGATGATGCTAACTTACGCATGGTGTCGGCTACTTTATCAGAAAAAGATACTAAAGAAGTTACAAAAGCATTATCATTAGCAGGTAAGATATTTCAAAAGATTGCTAGTTCAACACTCAGAGATATTGAAAGAAATAAAGATTTTGCAGCAGTTATAGAAACACACAACAACAAATATGTAAGAGCAGGCCAGAAGGTAACTAATACTTCTCGGCATGTAGATAGTTTAATTAAATTTATAAATGATAAGTTTCAAAAAGAAATTGACAAAAGATCTACACCAGCTGGTAAATCAAAACAAGTTGATGCAAGAGATAAGATGCTTAAATTCTTTTCATCAAGAAATAAAGCTAATCTTAAACTTGTTTTTGATCTACAAAATGCTATAGTCGATGGGAAGCTAAAGATTATAAATAAACTAGATAAACTATCAAATATGAGTACCTTCGTTAAGACTAAGAATGGATTCAAAGTAACCGGTGTAGAAGGTTATGTTGCCATTGATAAACTTAAAGGCGGTGCAGTAAAATTAGTTGATCGGTTGGAGTTCAGTACAAACAACTTCAGCCCTAATGTTATAAAAGGCTGGGACACACCGTCCCGATCCTGATGGAAAGAGCGGAAAGTATATGCTAGAGTTTAAAAAGTACTATCACATGAGTGAAGAAGAAGTCAACGAGCTATTGACTATCCAACAACGTGTGAAGTTAAAACAAGCAATAAGACGCAACAAAGCCAAGATACAAATGGGTGCTAAACGTGCCAGAAGAAAGATTGCCGACTTAGATACTCTTAGGAAACGTTCAATTAAACAGGCTAAGAATGTTTTAATAAAGAAGTTCCTAAAAAACAAGAGTAAACAAGATTTATCTTATGCAGCAAGAGGTGCATTAGAGAAAAAGTTAGCAAGACCAGGTGCAAAGAATGCAATCCAAAGATTGGCTAGAAAACTACTTCCACAAGTTCGCCAGAAGGATCGCAATAAACTAAGAAAACCTTCAGGCGGACAGAATGCTAAATCTTAAAAGTTTTACACAGTATGTAACTGAAGGCACTAAGGATGTCACTATTGCTTGGGGTAGATTCAATCCTCCAACAATAGGTCATGAGAAGTTACTTACCGCAGTAGCAAAAACTGCAAGAGGTTCTGCATATAAAATATATGCATCTCAGTCGGCTGATCCTAAAAAGAATCCACTTCAATATAAAGATAAAATCAAGTATATGCGTAAGATGTTTCCAAAACATTCACGTAATATTATGATATCTTCGAAGATTAGAACTATTATGGAGTTGCTATCATCACTCTATGATCAAGGTTTTAATAAAGTTACTATTGTAGCTGGAAGTGATAGAGTTGCTGAGTATCAAACATTAGCAAATAAGTATAATAAAACTAAAGGTCGTCATGGTTTCTATAACTTTGACGGAGGAATAAACGTTGTATCTGCAGGTGTAAGAGATCCTGATGCGGAAGGTGCTACAGGCATGTCAGCCTCCAAGATGAGAGCAGCTGCTGCAGATAATGATATTCAAACATTTACAAAAGGTCTACCTTCTGGATTCAAAGAAGCACAAAAGCTTTTTAATGATGTGCGTAAAGGAATGAATCTTAAAGAATCATACAAGTATCGTCAACACATTGAACTTGAAAAAGTATCTAATGAAAGAGAAGAATATGTTGAAGGTAACTTATATGAAGAAGGTGATCTAGCAGTAATTAAAGAAACGCAAGAAATAGGTAACGTCTTACAACTTGGAACCAATTATTTGTTGATTGAAACATCAAATGGAAAATACAGATATTGGCTAAATCAAGTTGAGCCACTTGAAGAAAAAGATAGAGGACCAGGCCAAGATCCAGATATTAAAGATAGACCCGGTACACAACCTAAGCCATATTATGGAAAAGACGCTAAAGGAAAAAAGATGTCTAAATCGACTAAAGCAGCTCGTGATAGACACTTTAAGAAGGGTGCAAAAATGGATGATGATAATCCGGCAGCATATAAACCTGCTCCTGGAGATAAAAGCGCGAAGACTAAACCGTCAAAGCACACCAAAAAATTTAATAAAATGTTCGGGGAGGATAACGTGCATACATTTAAACAGTTTGTAACAGAGGCTGATGTCACAGCTGCTTTGAAAAAGAAGGCGGATAAGTCAGGCATGCCTATGGGTATATTAAGACAAGTTTTCAACAGAGGTGTTGCTGCTTGGAGAACTGGTCATAGACCAGGGACCAATCCAACACAATGGGGTTTGGCAAGAGTCAACTCCTTTGCTACTAAATCTTCAGGTACTTGGGGAAAAGCAGATAAAGACCTCGCAGCAAAGGTGAGGGGATAATGAAAAGCTTTAAAGAAGTATACGAAATGGGTACTGATGAGTACGCAAATTACGTAAAGAAAATGACACCAGGCCAGAATGAAGGTTATGAAGGTGAAGTAACTAAAATCCTAAAAAAGAAAGGAATTGATGGTTACTTTAAAAATAATAAGTTAATGGTTTCAAAGAGAGATAAAGATGCTGCTATGAAAGCATTGAAGAAAAAATCTCATAAACTTGATATGCCAGATATTCAAGTTGAATCAGCTCATGTTACTGAGTATGGAGATCATTGGAATTTATCAGAAAAGAAGAGAGGTCCTACAGGTATCGCTTATTCTACTAATCCTATTCATCTAAAAGACATAAGTAAAATGCTTAAGGATAGAAAATTTAAAGGTAATACCAGCGGTCTTATGAGAGCTGTTAAAGCTAAATATCCTGATGCATATGATGATCCTAAAGTTCAAGATGCATTTAAGAAGCATGCAGAAACTAACGAAAATCGATTGAAAAGAATGACACCAATTCAAAGAGCTGCTTTAGCAAAAGCAAAAGGTGCTCCTAAAGATAAAGTCAGTCTAGC